CGAGCCATCTGAATTTGTGCTGTCTACAACATATGTTGCCAAATAATTTCCATCGTCATCCTGTTTCGCAAAATCTAAAGCTTCTGTTAAATTGAATTTGGTTCCATTAAATGCAGTACACTGGGTACCCTCTAAAATTATCGGTAGAGCAGATCTTTTGGGCGCATAAGCTCCACTTGAAAGCTGTACAGAGTGCACCTTTAAGAAGAAAGTTACATATACTGACGCCGGCGCCGCGCCGGATATCTCGATTCCTGCAGATCGTATGTGTCTTAGAAGATTTTTATTCTCAATCGCAGTATAAGCATTGAGCTCATTAAACTGGTGATCTAGATAAAATGACATAGTATCTCCCACCATGGCTACCATGTCAAGCAGCATGCCGCCGAGCGACGCCTCGGAGAAATCTTGAATCTTGTCAGGAAAATATGTCTTCGCGTACCTCAAAAGCTCAGCTCGAAAGCTGTCAAAGTCCTTTGCTAGATACGTTCTGTTATTCTTTCTCTTTAGCTTTTTCTTTACATCAATTGCCATGTTAACCTGCCACGTATAATATAACTTCTATCTGTTTCTTCTTCTGAGTAAGACGAGGCACGCTATAAGTAACTCTCACTCCAATTTTTGCAGTGTGCTCATTGTCATATCTGTCCACAATAGGCTCAAATGTTTCAAGTGTGACAAAGGGCATGTACTTACTCACAGCTTTTCTGATTCGGTGAATAGCTGCCTTGTCAGCACCCTCAGAACCCAGCTCAAAACATAGCTCCATTAAGTTCGCACCGAAGTCATAAAACCCAAGACGCTCGCCGTGATTTGTCATGATCAGATTTCTTAAGTTGTCTGATACCTGATCAAGTAGGCGAGTGTTCATCTTGAAAAGTGTGTCAGCCTCAGGTGATAGCTGTAAAGGTGTCTTTATCCCAATGGGCAAACTAACAGCATCAATTCTATTTTGTCTGGCTCGATCTGACACATCTAGATCTAGCTCACCGACGCTCTTAAAGTCATACGTCTTTCTATTTTGGACACTATCAGGCATTTGCAAATCTCACCCTTACAGATGTAAATATGATCTCCTCCAAGTTACAGCGAATAGAAGAGATTTATTTTAAGCCACCGAAACCCGTGTGGGTCGCGATGCCAGGGGAGGTTGTCGCTCCAACTTGGGCCGAGGGAGTGCCTGCGACTGCGACGATTTGGCCCGGGGGTGTGGTCGAAAGCACTAACGAGATGTCGACGTCAGCCTGGGTCGCGTATGTATGAATGGCTTTAGCGAGATCTTTGGCGAGCGTGGCGTTGTCCTCTCCATTGTCCTTTCGACTCTGGAAGGCTTTGGCGATATCGGCCTCCAGGGCGGCTTTTGCTACTGATAGTGACATTATTTTTCTCCCTATTCTCCGAATATTCTATCGGACTTGATTGTCGGTATGTCGTTAATTCTTGCTGTCATGTCAGTCTGTAAAGTGGTGCATTCTGCCGCGGCGGCGGTAACAAGTGTCGGGCTGGGACTGCCGAAACCAGGCGTGGTGTTGCTGCTAAATGTTGTCTGCAGGCTTGTGGCGAAGCTTTTGATGTCTTCCATTATTGCCTTCAAAAGATCCTCAAGCTCCTGATACTTTACGTAAGGTTGACTATCACCTGGGCCCGGGCCATTCCCGGCGCCTTCGTTATCGGCATGCCGACCCAGGAAAATCTTTGACCCACTTATCTGAATTGTCCCATCTGGAAGCAGGACTATCGCGGCTGCATCGTCGGAAGGATCACCCTCCTTTACGATCCGGATCGACCCATTGATCTCTGGGGCTCCTTTGTAGGGCTTATCTTTTTCTTTCTTTCTAGCGATTATTCTTATCTCATCTGACTTTGCCACGATGCACGCGGTGTCGATCATTTCCGGTATCTCTGCTTCAAATGGTGCGGGATAGAAGTCGATCAGTCCGTAGTCAGCGTCAACATCTGTCCTCATCGAAATGTAGATCCTGCTGGCGTCATATATGAAGTCTGGATCACCTTCTGTGGTGTCGCAAAGCCTATTGAGAGGATTTGCCCCCAGCTTACTAACGGTAGGATTTTTATCTGTCTCGTACAGGGATCTTGTGTTAAGAATAACCCTTGGCTCAGTTCTGGTGGGATCTGCATTGTTCAGATCTTCGAACAAAGGTTCTCCGGAGCTGTTCAGATATATTCTCCCGCGGCCGGCCACGAGGTCGATAGCCCCAGCCAGCTCTTTTAAGATGTTTTTATACTCACCATCGCTAACTTTTGGATCCGCGCCGGCCACTATTTCTAATTCATCGCCCTGTACTGTGGACGAGCTACTTAATTGTGCAGCGTCCATAGGATTCGGATCTGCGTCGTAAACACCCCATCCCCTGTCCTGTCCTAAACAGATCAACGTGTTATTTGAGCCTTGCAAGACCATGTCGCCAGGTCGCCTGGTGAATCTTGGTACGGGCTCCACAACAACAGATCCGGCTGCCATAGATCCAGTGAATATCCTCTCAAATGGAGGCGCGTCATATTCAAGGCCGGTGGTACGATCGATGTTCCCCAGGGTGGGATTTTCCTCGAGGCCTACTTCATATCCTTCGGGCCCGTTTGGAAAGTCAGGTGCGGCTTTCGTTATGTCTGTAGCTACAGATAAGTAGTCGCCAATTGAAAAGTCCCATCGTCGATCATCATGGGTGTAATTGATATCGTCGACATGTTGATTTGAAGGAACTCTACACATCCAGAACGGCATTCTGCCAGGCTGTCTTAACACCCAGACTCTCTCACCCTGCTTAATGGGCATGATCATGTGAGGTGGAAAGAAAGGATAGCATAATACTTCTTTTTCTATCTCGCCAAACTGCACCACCAGACAGTCTCTTGGAGCCTGCTCTAACGCAACAGGATCGGCTAAGCGGGCCTTCAAGCTCTCAAAAAAGAGCTCTGTTGCGTCTCCTATAATAGAGACATCACAGAGAATCTCTGTGACGATGCCTTGTCGGAAAATAGAGGCATCTGCTGGACTGTGAATTTCACTAAACTCATCTCTGAGGTCAGATGCGGCTCCTAGCATCGCTCGTTGGGTATCCTTAGCCGTCACTACGAACCTCCTTACTAGCGTCACCTATCTGGGCAAATATGTCATTCGGATCTATCTTAGCCTCAGTCTCCTCCGCCTTGGCTATTAATTCTGCCAGGCGGAGGATCTGCTCATTGGACTTATTCATCCGCTCCAGATACTTGGACATGGTCGGACCCAGGGTCGCATGCTCAATTGAGCCACCTTTCATCTGCTGCCACGCATCTGTGAAGAGCATCGAAGCATTTTCCCTGTCCACAAGCGCATTCTCATAAACCTCCTTCCACAGCATCTTTTTCTTTTCTTCTGTGGAGTGCAGCTCATCCAAGATGTCAGAGAATTTCTCTAACTTATTCTTAGTTCTGTCGGCTCTATCAATCATGTCAGTCAGATTTTTGCTCATGTCATCTCTTTAAAAAAGATTAAACTCTCCAGTTGCACCCGTGAGTCGCCTATAGTGTTTTCTTATTGATGACATGGCAACTGAGAGCTGTTTTGGAGATAGCCCTGATATCTCTCTTACATATACCAATATTGCACGTTTATTGAGAAAATCAAGCTCATCGATATTCTTAAAGACAACTATCACCGCACTTATGCAAGACTTCTCAGATTCACTGGTTACGATGCCTTGAATCTCATTTAATAGATTTTGAATCTCATTTCGAAGATTTTTATTTATCAAAAGCTCGTCTGGCGGCGGTATGACATCATGACTCTCATACATCTCCCGCTGAAGCATGGTCATCCCTTCTGGATTATCTGCGCTTATATGACGCTTAACCCTCTTTTTCGACTTTCTAGATCTAATGATCAACCAGTTCTTAGCAACAACATTAAAGTATGAGAATGCCTTTGTGCCCCTTTCCGGATTCCACTTGTGCATTGACTCATATAGAAATGATATACAGTCAGATTTCATGTCGTGAAATGTGTCTAGAGGAGAGTGAAATCCATACACAAAGATTAAATTCTCAACCAGCTTCTCAAAGGC